TTGTCATTGCGCCCAGCAGCGCTGCATGAAGAGACTTCCGCTGAACGCGCGGCACGTCGTGTCGCGGAACTCCGCGACCACAACAACGCCACGGTTGACGAAGGTTCCGATAAGTTTGCCACGCCGATCCCACCGGATGGCTGGTCATATGAGTGGAAAGTCAAGTCGGTCATGGGCTACGTTGACGCGGCCTATCTGCAAAAGATGGCCCGTTCGGGTTGGGAGCCGGTCGATACTTCACGGCACCCAGACATGATGGCCCGTGGCGCTGTCGGCGCTATCGAGCGTGACGGCATGGTGCTCTGTGAGCGCCCTGCAGAAATCACGAACGACATCAAGGCTCGTGACCTTCGCAATGCACGGGCTCAGGTCCGCATGAAGGAAGGTCAGCTTGACCCGAAGGGCAAGGGTGGTTTGATCAGCCGCGAGGACGCTCAGGTGGCTCCGAAGATCACCAAGGACCACAATCTGTACGTTCCAGAGCAATAATAAAAAAGGGGGCTTCGGCCCCCTTTACTTATAGATGCAAGTGTGTCTATATTGCCATCCTCGCTCTCCCCCCGGTGTGGGAGATTAAAACAATGTCCGTTTCATAGTCGGCTCGGTGCGCGATGATGGAAACTCTCTGAAAGGAGAATCCCGTCATGGCCAATACCTTTGCGCCCTACGGTTTCTTGCAGTATCAGGGCGGAGCAGGCGGCGCACCGACGTTCGCACAATCCCCCCGCAAAATCGCTTCAGGTAATACCACGGCAGTTTTCACTGGCGATCCGGTAATGCCCGTCGTTAGCACAGCTAACGGTTACATCACGCAGGCCGCAGCCGGAACCACGGTTCTCGCCGGTATCTTTGTTGGTTGTAAGTATCTCTCGACCTCCCAGAAGCGCACCGTTTGGTCGTCTTATTGGCCGGGTTCGGATTGCTCTTACGACGTCGAAGCATATGTGATCGATGATCCAAACGCTCGTTTCGTTGTCCAGTCTTCCGGTTCGGGTTTCCCGATCACGGGTACGGCTACCGCCCAGACTTCTGGCGTCCAAGGCCAGTATGCCCAGTTCACCATCGGCACGGGTAACACCTCGACCGGTCGTTCTGGCGCTTACATCTCGGCTGTTGGCACCACGGTTACCTATCCATTCATCGTCGTTGATTATGCCACCTCGTTCGGCAACGGCGGCGATCCAACCACCCAATATTGCAATTTGATCGTCGGCTTCAATAACGAAGTTTGGCGCACGAATGGCGCTGGCCCAACCGGTATCTCGTAAGGAGTAATTTATCATGGCTGTTAATCTCTCACAGATTAAAGACCTTTTGCTCCCCGGTCTCCGTGGCGTTGAAGGCAAGTACGAGATGATCCCATCTCAGTACGACAAGATTTTCACTAAGCACGATTCGAAGATGGCTCTCGAACGTACCGCAGAAATGCGCTACCTCGGCCTCGCTCAGCTTAAGAGCGAAGGTGGCCAGACGGCTTTCGATTCAGGCTCGGGTGAGCGTTTTGTGTACAACCAAGAGCACACTGAAATTGCTCTCGGCTACGCGATTACCCGTAAGGCAATCGACGACAACCTCTACAAGACCCAGTTCACCCCTTCGAACCTCGGCCTGATTGAATCTTTCCAACAGACCAAGGAAATCTACGGCGCGAACCTCTTGAATACGGCAACGACCTACAATGCAGCGGTCGGCGGCGACGGTGTGGCACTCTGCTCCACGGCGCATCCTATCGATGGCGGTACGGTTGCCAACACCCCATCGACGCAGGTTGATCTTAACGAAGCCACCTTGCTGAATGCGATGATCGCAATCCGCACGAACTTCAAGGATCAGGCCGGTCTGAAGGTGTTTGCTCGTGGTCGCAAGTTGATTATCCCTCCTCAGTTGGAGCCAGTTGCAATCCGTCTTCTGAAGACCGAATTGCGTCCGGGTACTGCTGACAACGATGTCAACGCGCTCATGACAACTGCCGGTGGTCTTCCAGAAGGTTACATGGTCAACGACTTCTTGACCTCGCCATATGCTTGGTTCTTACTTACCAACATTGACGGTTTAGCCTATATGGAGCGCGTAAAGTTCGAAACTGACATGCAAGTCGATTTTGTTACTGATAATCTACTTGTAAAGGGCTATGAGCGTTACTCGTTCGGTTACTACAACTGGCGTTCGATCTACGGTTCGTTCCCAACTTCGTAAGGAGAAGTTACTATGGCTGTAGACGCATTCACTGGTCCTTTCATCGCTTTTGGCCAAGCTGCCACAAGTGCTGATTACAACCCCGATATCGGCGGCTCGTCCCTGTTTTATGCAGGTGCAGGCTTCCTCGACCCACGCTTGCCTTACACCTATCTTCCGGGTGAAGCACAGGCGGCCATCGACTTTGGCTGGCTTGGGTTCGATAACATCACGACCTTGAGTGCGGTGCCTTATTCGGCGGCAGCGGCGGCGATTGTCGCCTCTGCCAACCCGACGAGTGCAACGCTCTCACTGGTTACTGCTAACTCCTCGACGACGGGTGTCTACTATTCCACGGTGTTTACCCGTGCGGATACGGGCGCAACTGACACGGTTCTGGCGCTCGATGCTTATGCATCGGTTACCGGCACGGTCGCCAACGGCATCTTGACGGTCACGACCTCGACCAACCAGATGCCAATTGGCCCCGGCATGATAATTTTGGCAACCACTGGTACGGTTTCGCAAGGAACCGCTCTTGGGTCGCAGATTGTCGCGCAGCTTACGACGACCGGCACCTATTCGACGGTTTCGCAAGGCACGACCGGAACCTATCAGCTTACCGGCAATCTGACTGCAACCTCTGGAACGGTCACCTTGGCCTACCAGACGCCAAGCCAGTGCGCTGTTCCAAACAACGCTCAGACGCCAAGCATGGCCAACTGGAGCCCACAGGCTCTTCTCGGTCGCGCTGTAAGCGTTACGGCGGCATCAGGCGCAACCTACACGACCGCAACGGTTAACGGCTACGATATCTACGGGTATCCAATGTCTGAAGCCATTACGCTCACTGCAGGTTCGGCTGTAAACGGCAGGAAGGCGTTTAAGTACATCAAGTCTGTGGTGCTTTCGGGCGGCACGGCTGATACGACCCACGCCTATTCGGTCGGTACTGCTGACGTGTTTGGTCTTCCACTTCGTTCGGATACGTTCGGTGACATCATTGTCAACTATGCAACCTCTTTGGTTGCCTCGACCTTGGTCACTGCTGCAACGGGCTATCTTCCCGCTGATCGTACCACGCCATCGGCAACGACGGCAGACGTCCGTGGAACCTACGCCGCTACCTCAAGCAGCGGTGCCAACAAGCTGATCGTTCGTCAGTCCCCGCAGGCCTACATGGCTCCGTATACCACGGGTCTGTTTGGCTCAACCCAATACTACAACTTCTAAGGAGTGAGCCATGAAGGGTCACAAAGGACATCACCACGGCCATATGGAAGCCGGTGTGCATCACAAGCATCCTCGTGCAGAGCACAAGAAGGGTGGCAAGGTAGAATCGCCTATGGAAGGTCATTGGGCTTCTGACGAAGCTCCACATGACATCTATGAAGGCGGCAATTCTAACGTCGTCAAGGAAGCCGACAAGCGTAAGCACGGCGGCAAAATCCACAAGGCCAAGAAGCACGTCGGTCATCATGAAGGCCATAAGGCCGAGCATCGTATGGACCGCGCCCCACGCAAGTCGGGTGGTCGCGCTTCAGGTTCGAACATGAACCCTCTCTCATCTGCTCACCACGGCATGGAACCTAAGGGTCACCATTCGTATGAGCCAGAAGAGCACGGCAAGTAAAAAGCTGAGGGGGCTTCGGCCCCCTCTTCTCTCTCTTGGAGTTTACAATGACCGCTGCATGGACGCGTTCTGAAGGTAAATCACCCTCCGGCGGCCTCAATGAGCGAGGCAGGGCATCGGCCCGTGCAGAAGGTCATCACCTAAAAGCCCCGACTAAAGACGCAGATAATCCGCGTCACGAGAATTTTTGCAGCCGCATGACCGGCGTAAAGCGCAAAATGACCGGCGCAGCTGCTGCCGCAGATCCTGATAGCAGGATCAACAAATCACTTCGCAAGTGGGGTTGCTGATGTCTGACAAACCATTCTGGGACAAGCAGCTTCCTAAGGGCCATCACACAAAGCATTTGTCGCACAAGCAAGAGCAAAGTGCTAAAGCTAGTGCTAGGGCTGCAGGTCGGCCATATCCTAACGCTGTCGATAATGTGGCAGTTGCGCGTAAAGGTAAAAAATGACAGCCATTGTCCAACTATTTGACAGCAAAAATTGTAATGGTTGCAAAACAGTTAAACCAATAACTGATTTTTGGAAAAGTCAAAGTTTGTGTATTTCTTGTGCCAAAGAAAGACAGAAAAATAGGTGGGATAGCCGTAACCCTAAAAAACGCTTAGAACAACATTTAAAATATAAATATTCATTAACAATTAATGAGTTAATGGATGAATTAAAAAAACAAAATGGTAATTGTGCTATCTGCGAAACGCAATTGCCGGACCTTTTGGTGTACAATAATCGTCGCAGAGGGTATGCTATTGACCACAATCATGAAACTGGAAAGTTTCGCGGAATTTTATGCTTGAAATGCAATTCTATGCTTGGAATGGCGTGTGATAGCATTGATCTATTGGGTAAAGCAGCGGACTATCTTTCGGTTCGAGGCTCGTATCACAACGCTGCTGCGGCACGGAAAAAAGGCAAATAATCATGACCACCTTTACATCAACGGGCGCTGTTAACCAGTCCATCACTCGCACGGGTCGCAATGAACCGTTTGAACTACAGGTAGCTCGTAGTCAGATTACGCTTCACAACGTGGTCAACATTTTTGGCTATCAGGCCTCTGTAACGACTACCAGCATCCCAGTCTGGGAAAATGCATCTACTTATACCTACCCAACCTCTGCCTTAACGATGACATATGCCAGCTCGGCATCTGAAACCTTGACCATGACGGTTACTGGTTTGGATGCGAACTACGCTGTCGTGACCGATACGGTGACATTCTCCGGCGGCACTTCCGGTACGGCCACCAACGGCACGGCATTCTTCCGCATCAACAGCATGATTGTCACCAGCGTTGCAACGCTTGGCAATTCAAATGTTGGCACGATTACGGCTAAGAACGGCGGAACGACCTATGCACAGATTGCTATTGGTGTCGGTAAGAC